GTGCCATTGCGCACGCTGTGGGAGCCGGGTACGTGCCCGCCGGCATTGCTGCCATACCTGGCCTGGGCGTTGTCGGTCGATCGTTGGGATGCCAGTTGGAGCACAGAGGCTAAACGCGATGCTATTCGGCAGGCCTATTTCATCCATCGTCACAAAGGCACCATTGCGGCGCTACGCCGGGCGGTCGAGCCGCTGGGCTATCTGATACAGGTGATCGAATGGTGGCAGGATGGCGAACAGCCCGGCACCTTCCGTGCCGATATTGGCGTGCATGAGGAAGGGATCACGGAAGAGATGTATCAGGAGCTGGAGCGAGTGATCGCCGATGCCAAACCGGTCAGCCGGCACCTGATAGGGCTGACGTTGATCCAGGACGTGCCCGGAACCCTGTATATCGGCGCCGCTGCCATCGACGGCGACGTCATCACGGTTTACCCCGGATAAGGAATGAACATGAGCAAATATAAGGCGATAGTGACAACCGCCGGGGCCGCAAAGATTGCCGCGGCATCCGCTGGCGGCAAGCAACTGAAAATTACACATATGGCGGTGGGTGACGGCAATGGCGTGTTGCCGATGCCAAATCCGGCGCAGACGAAGCTTATCAATGAGAAATACCGCGCGCTGCTTAACACGCTGACGATCGATAAATCCATTGATAACCATATCATTGCCGAGTTTATTATCCCGGCCAACGTTGGCGGGTTCTGGCTGCGAGAAATGGGGCTTTATGACGATGCCGGCACGCTTATCGCCGTCAGTAACATGGCAGAAAGTTATAAGCCGAAACTGGAGGAAGGCAGCGGCCGCACGCAGACGCTGCGCATGGTGCTGATCGTCAGCAGCACCGATGCTATCCAGATTATTGCCGGCGGCGATACTGTGCTGGCGACGCGCGATTTTGTCGACGACGCCATCAAGGCGCATGAGAAGACCCGCAACCACCCGGACGCCAGCACGACAGCGAAGGGCCTGGTACAGCTGAGCAGCGCGACAACCAGCAACGACGAGACCAAAGCCGCCACCCCAAAAGCGGTAAAAGACGTTAACGACGCCAGCGCCAAGAAAGCGGCCAACCTTTCAGATCTGGCAGATAAAGCCGCGGCGCGCGGCAATCTTGCGCTGGGCACTGCGGCGACGAAGAACGTCGGCGTCGAAGGCGGCAACGTGATGGCCGTCGGCGCGTTTGGTCTGGGCTCGGGTTCCAGGCATCGTGATGATGCTTACTGTAATCAGGGTGAAATTTACCGCGTTAATAACACCTCCAAAAACGCACCAGGCAATCAGGTTTATGGCGTTTTGAGTCTGCCGTGCGACGGTGGCCCATCAGGCGGCTATCTGGCGGTGCAAAATAATGCTGATGCCTTTATTGGCCGCTCGACTATTCCTGCCAATGGGGTGAACTGGTTTCAGGTCTACACCACTCGGTTTAAACCGACTGCTGCCGACGTAGGCGCATTAACGGATGCTCAGGCCGTGCAAAAGTACGCGCTGCGCTCCATAAAGGTCAACGGTAAGCCATTGTCCGCTGATGTGAACCTGGTAGCGGGTGACGTAAACGCATGGAATAAAACCGAAGCCGATGGCCGTTTTGTGAAACAGGGCGGCGATACAATGAGCGGCCCGTTAACGCTGCCGCGCGTTGTGTTCCCAAATGAGAATACCGCCAGTGCCGATACTGATGTAAACCGTGAAAACGGTTTTACCGTTGAATCACTGGTCGCTACGACAAACAAAGGCTACCCGGTGCCGGGCGGAATGGGGGTGTTGTTTACCGGCAAGGTGAACGAATTCCGTAACGTTCAGTTTGCTGTAGGCTCTGGCGAGCTGTCGTTTTATCTGCGTTCACTGCGGAAAGATAGCCCAACATCAACGCGCTGGGCGCAGGTATATACCACGGACTACAAACCAACCATCGCGGATGTGAAAGCCGCTGATCAAAGCAACAACTTTGCCGCGCGAATGGGCGTTGCCCGTGTATTGACTGGCGCAGAAAAACCGACATCGCCCGGCGTCTGGAGCGTGGAAAACAGCAGCTGGACGCCCGTTGCCTGGGGTTCACTGTACGTGACAACCAATGGCAGCAATTTGAGCACCGCTTCCGGCAACGGCAAATACATTCACTATTTGTTTATCGCTCACGGCAGCGCCAACAAGTTCTATATTGCGGCAGATGTCAACGGATCGTTCACCGGGTGGGAGAGTTACCTGCCGAGAAATGGCGGGAATATTACCGGGCCGGTTTCGTCTACCAGTTGGTTATCGGCGGCCTCGGTTGCGGCGAAATATCACAACATCCCCTCAGGAGGGGCACCGGAGGGCAGCGGGGCATATTCTGCGCAACTTGATTCGAAAGCGCCGTTCTATCAGGAAAACTTCGACTGGGATGTGAACAGCGGCGGTCACTACGTCCCATTGGTTAAGGGGCGCTGCAACCGCAAAGGACAGGGTTACCCGACTGCGGTGAGTTTTGGATATTTGCTTGAAAACACGCCAAGTTTTGCGATGCCGGTTATTCATGCGAAGGGGGATAACGGAGAAGCAATCTGGCGATTTGATCCAAACTCCAAGCAATTTTACGCCCCCGGTAATGTGCTTGCAGGCCAGGCAATTTTACATACCGATGGCAATATCACGGGCAACATCTGGGGCGGCTATCTCAGCAACTGGCTGAACCAGAATTTTAACGGCCGTGTTGATTGGGGGACGTACAACCGTGATGTCGGGGCCAGGGCAACCATCGACTATGTAAACACCCGTTCTGCTGTCGCCGGCGGCCGCAATGCATGGTGGTACAAGGACGAAGTGACGGGGTTCATTATTCAAGGCGGGGTGGTTAATCGCACGGATTATGCAACCCGCGTCAATTTCCCGCGTGGTTATGCCCGTGAGTGTTTCGGCGTGCAATTAACGCTCGCCAGCTCAAACGGGAATTGGTTCGGCGACAGCCGAGTTAATATTCAGGCGCGGGATCTGGATAACAACGGGTTCAATGCAATGATGGACGGTCAGGAGCAGGTAGTGCTCTGGCAGTCGGTAGGAGTTTGATCATGAGTTACGGATTCAGTGCGTCAACCGGTGCATTCTATGTTTATGAGGATCGCGCCAGCTATGAAGAAAATGGCAATTGGCCGGCTGACGTAAGGCCTGTTTCAGACGAAGTATGGCAGGCTTATTGCGGTCAGGGGCCAGCAGGAAAAGTACGGGGTGCAGACCGTAAAGGGCTGCCTTGTTGGGTGGATGCTCCGCCGCCAACAAAGTCAACGCTGGTTGCCGCTGCCGAACGAAAAAAAGCGGAGCTGCTCGACGTGGCCGGTAAAGCAATTGCCCCTCTGCAAGATGCCGATGATTTGGCGATTGCGACCGAAGAGGAGGCGGCGCAGCTCAGGCTCTGGAAAACTTACCGGGTGCAGCTCAACCGCATCAATCCGCAGGATGCGCCAGAAACAGATTGGCCCCTGCCGCCTGCATAAACAAAACCCCGCGAAGCAATCCGCGGGGTTTTTTCTTCTACTGCCGGCAATCATCGCTATTCCTGACTGTGCTGGCCATCGTCCTGCAGTACAGTCAAAAATGGCTGTACTCGATGCTTAACTGGGGATCATGCTCAGCAGATCATCGGCGGTGACATCGGCCAATCCTTCGCGAACGTCCTCGCTCACTTTTTTCAGCGACAGCGTGAACTCGATTTTTTTCGCCTTGCCATCGGCAAAAAATTCAGTCCGGGTTTCGGTGATGCTGTCGATCACAAACATGCCGTAGATGACGCCAGTACCTTCAATCAACGGCCAGGGCCGGGCGGTGTAGGCCATGGTGCGTAACACCTCTAGCGACACGTCACCGCCGGTGACTTCGGGGTACAGAGCGCCGCTCAGCGTGATCGCATCTTCGCCGGCGCCAATATACTGCCAGGAAGCGGATCTGCCGATGCGTTCGTTGTTGACATGGCGAAAACCAGACGTGCGCGCCAGTGACTGATAGGGGGCGCTTTGGAGCATGAACACGAACATGCCATAAACCATCATCATAGCTTTACTCCTTATCGCTCAGGCGGGAGCGGCGGCGCGTGTCGTTTTCGCGCATCAGCTCCCGAAGTTTGTCTTTCACCAGCTCACCCAGCGCCCGGCGATCGCTCATGTCCACGCCATGAAAATGCACTTCGAACGTGTAATTGTCACGGCTGACCGCCTGGCGGTTACCGTTAAATGAGCGTGCCGGCGTTTCAGGAATTGGGATCCCCGCCAGTGCCGGCTGTATGGTCGGCGGCAGCACGCTATCCGCCAGGCTGACCGCTGATCGCTTCAGGCGGGCAAGCAAGGATTCGCGCTGTACCTGCAAACGCGGCTCCTGATATGCGCCATCGATAGCCGTCACCGGCGGACGATTTTTGAAGATGATGTCGCCCAGTTTTTTCACCTCTGCCGCTGGCGTCCCGGCTGCGGTTGAAGCTGCGGCGCCGGCGGCTTTGGATTTTTTGCCTTTTCGGTCTGCCGCGCTGCCATAGACGGCGGTTCCGTAAACCTGTTCGGCAGTATCACCGGTATTCTTGACTGGCTGGGGTGCCGAGGTTTTATCCTTAGCTGTCTGACCTGATTTCTCTATGGGGGCAGGAGGTTTCGGTACCCAGTCGCGTGCCACCATTTTCTTGAGAACTGGATCCCATTCCCATACAGTCGGTTTTTTTGGCGCCATGGCATTTGCTGCTTCAGCTGCTGCCTGGGCCGCATCAGGAATGACTCCCAGCTTCTCCAGAATCCAGCCAAGACCTTTGGCTATCTGAGTGATAGGCCACATCAGGCCGGAAATAGCCATGCCGACCACCTTGCCGAAGGTTTCGCCGGCGGCGGTGCATTTCTCCAGTGATTCCTTGGATGTTTCGACGGGCTCAAGCAGGCTTTTGAACCAGTTCCACACCTTGCCGATCGCGCTGCCGATGCCATCGAATATCGGCGCCAGCGGCGCAAATGCAGCCTCAAACGCCAGTTTGATCGGCGCCAGGCCTTCAACCAGACCGGTAAAGAAACCAGAGAAAAACGCTTTGATTGGTTCCCAAAATTTCCAGATCAGCAGGCCGGCGCCGACAATAGCCGCGACCAACAAACCGATAGGGCTGAGCAGCAGGGAGAAGCCACCCCCTAACATGGTCAGGCCGGTGCGAACAACGTTGAACAACGTCCCGAAACCACCCGTGGCAAGTGCGCGCAGGCCATTACCCAGCGCAGCCAGTGCGGCGCCAGGCTGGGTAAATGCCAGGAACAAGCCACGGCCGGCTGTTGCCGCGCCGCGTGATAACCCCATCAATGCGTTGCTGCCCAACAACGCGATTCGACTGCGTAAGTTTCCCAGCGCCGTCAGACCGCCACGGAAAACGCCGGGCCAATCTTTGATGCTGCGACCGACACCGGACAAAGAGGGGAGCAGGCGGCCAAGCGCGCCGGTCAACCCTTTTGCTGAAGGGATTAGCGCCCCCAGGCCGCGGCCGCCGGTCAACATGAACAAACTGAGGCGCATCAGCGCGAAGGGCACAATGAGTGCCGCAGCGGCCAGCGCCAGCGCGCCGAGCGCGGTTACTGTGACACCAATCACCAGGCCGGCGGTGATGAGTGCAGAGGTCAGCTGAGGATTGGCCTTCATCCATTTGCCGACGCTGGCGATCAGGTTGGTGAATCCCTGAGTCAATTTGCGGAGCGGAGAGTCGACACTCTCTTCCATCTGGATCCCCAGGTCTTCCCAGGCAGAAACCAGCTGTTTAACATCTCCTTTCAGGTTGTCGATTTTCACCTTGGCGACGTTTTCGGCGCCACCATTGGCCTTATTCAACTTATCGACAAGCTGGTCATACTTACCATTGAGCGCATATCTTAGGACATGCCCCATACCCACCATGGCTTCTTCACCAAAGATGTCTTTTTTAAGCCGCGCTTGACTGGGTTGATCAAATTTCTGGAGGCTTTTACCAACATCCTTCAGGATGTCGGGCATAGAACGCAATCGACCGTTGGCGTCACTAATTTTGACACCTAATGCCGAAAGAGCATCTTGACCCGCCTTGGCCGGAGCTACCAAACGGTTAAGGCCAGAGCGCAACGCGGTTCCCGCCATACTACCGCGCATCCCGTTATCAGCCATAGCGCCAGCCATGGCAGCCATATTCTCCAAGCTGATGCCAAGATCAGCAGCCACAGGGCCGGCGTAAGTCATGGTTTCGCCAAGTTGGCGCAAGTCGGTATTGGTGCTGGTAAATGCAACGGTTAAAACATCAGAAACGCGATCCATCTGGTCGGCTTTCAAACCAAACTGAGACAGTACGTTTGAGCCGATGTCAGATGCCTCACCGAGATCCATATCCCCAGCCAGGCCCATGTTCAGTACGCCGGGCAGTGCTTGCTTGATAGCTTCAGGAGTAAACCCAGCCATTGCCAGGAATTTTTGCCCTGACGCGGCATCCGTGGCGGTGTAGGCGGTTGACGCACCGAGGGCGCGGGCCTGCTCTCGCAGCATTTTCAGCCGTGGATCGCTTTTGTCCATGCGCGTCAATGCTTGTACGCCGGACATGCCTTCGTCGAAGTCGAAGCCAGGCCTCATGATGCGCGAGACGCCATATAGCGTACCGGCGCCACCGGCTGTCGCCGCAGCACCGCCCGCCGCCAGTTTTCCGCGCATTTCTTTGGCGCGGGCGACATTGGCTTGCATGCGCGTTACTGCGCTAAGGCGGCGCTGTTGTTCGGCCAACTGGCGGTTATAGTTTTCGGTTCGCCGGGTGATTTGTGCGGTGGCGCTGTCGCTTTGACGTACTGAGACGCCGTGGCGATACATTTGAGCCGTGACGGCATTAAGCTTTTGCTTTTCTTTGTCGAGAGAACGCCCTAACCGGTCACGTTCGAGGCGTGATGCCGCCAGTGCTTTGCGTTGCTCATCGGTCTGTTGCTTGAGTGGGCCAAACTCGGCCCGCAGGCTTTTCGCCTTGGCTTTGGCTGCTTCATAGGCCGCGGCGTTTTTGTTGATGGACGCGTTAAGGCGATCAAAGGTTTTCGCCTGGCTGTCAAGATTCTTGATGCTGCCCTGGGTGGCTTTGATCTGAGACGCGAGACCGGCCGCGCTGCGTTGGGCTGCGCTGACCGGCCCGGATAGTTTGTTGGCGGCGCTGAGCGCCACCCGAATATTGAGGTTGCGGTCTGTCATGATTCACTTCCGTTACGGACGGCCGCGCGCTCACGCCATTTCAGCAACTCAGGCACCGACATGGCGTCGTACTCCGACGGCGCCCAATGAAAGACGGTAGCTATGTCGGCGATGATTTCATCGGTCTCTACGCTTGGGCATCGGATAACGCGTCGCCCGAGGCTGTCGCTTCCGGTTCCGAGCTCGGCGCCAAAAAATCCGCCACACCGGCAGCCAGCTCGGCAAAGTCCTGAATGTTCATTGAAGCCAACTCGACTTCGGTCAGGCGCGGTGAGGTGACACGCGGCAGGAGAGTGATCAGCGAATTGACATCACTGGTCATGACGTCATAGAGCTTCAGGCCTCGCAGGGCGCCTACTTGCTTCATGGTGTCGGTAATGGTGACTTCGGTGATCTCTTCGCCGCTGGTACGTTTGATGGCGACGGAAAGCGGGATAATTTTAGACATAGCGTCGGGCTCCGGTTGTGCCTGGCAATGGGCCGCCAGGCATGGATAGGTTTATTTAACGTTCTGTTAGTGGCCGATGTTCTTGCGGTGCTGCTCCAGCAGATCTTTTCCGTCGACCTTCCAAATCAGGTTGAGCAGGTCAACTTCAAAGATTTCGGCGTTGTTGATGC